TAGAGATAAAGGGTCAATAGCATTGGCAGACCATAAATCAATAGCTTCATTTCTCTGTGTTAGAGGGTCTTTAGGTATTAAGCTTCCCTCTTTAACAGTGATATTCAATGACTTTGTAAATGAACTCTTAGAAAGACTTGCTAATTCACTGCCTTCTTGACCGCCAATTGAATTGATATAATGCTCGTTATCGTAATGAACAAACATCATTTGCACCCATAGATTATATATAGAATCAGCTACTTGTTCGATATACTCTGTAATGCCTCCACCAATTCTTGAAGAGTCCATCTGATTAACCATAATCTTACCTCTAGCAGTATCTTCACTTGCTAAACCTGAAGGAGTAGAACCACCGACTCCGAAAATGTTGTCTAAATCCTGTTCAGCTCTAGTTAAGGCGTTCCATACATCGCTAGGTAGATTAGGTACCTGAGGTCTTCCAATAACTTCATTAGGGTTTCCTTGTACAACAATTGAGGCTCCTTTTCTTAAAGCTGATGCAGCTTGAGCAGCCTGTTCTTTTGTCATTACTCTGCCATCTACCACTAAACCGTTATTCTGTGAGTCTATATTCTTATCAAGTTGTCGATGTCTCTTATTAATCTGGTCTTGTTGACTGATATTCTGAAGGATTAAAGACGTCTCATCATGAGGTTGAAGTCCTGTGTTAAAGATGGATAGAAATACATAAGGAGCAATAGGTTTCTTAAGGTGATTAACACCCTGAATAAACTCAGTTTGTTCTGTGCCAGTTGTAACATCACCTCTTTTGACCTCGCCATCATAGTTCCAGTGCGGATTCTTAAACTTACCTAATACATGTTTATCGATAGTAAAAAAGACATCTGTTCCTCGGAACCACCATTTAATATATTCAAGTTTAGTTCCCATCTTGCCACCACATTTTATATTGATGTACTTCTCGCTTTTAGGGAACATTTGAGAGAGTTTCTTTGCACTGATTTTAATTCTAACACCAAAATACTCTCCACAGAAGAATCCAGACTCATCAACATGACCGTCTTTGTCAAATATAAGCTTCTTAGGATGAATATTGGTTGTCTTAATATCGTCAATCTCTACATCATAGTCGACTTCAATAACACCAATCCTCATAAGAGACCATTGGCGTGTCATTCTTGCTAGTTTCCTTCTTAGATTTTGTTCGTCAGCTTGATATGATAAAGCTTCTTTAACGTCTTTTGCCAAGGCTTGACCTTCGGGAGAGTTATCAGCTGATACTAATGGTTCAGGATTTGCTCTCGTTGCTATAGGCAAGAATGTCTCAATGGCTTTAAACATCTTATTAACAACAATATTTCTACCATCTAAAGTATCACCAACATCTTCCTTTTGTTTACCTAACCAATAACCAAACGCTAGGTCTTGAGTCTTTTCAATATCTATATAATAACCAGCATAAGTCTTTTGCCAATTATCTGTCATTGCTATTATCTCTTCATCAGAGAACTTTGAAGTATATTCGTCTTCTTCAGTAACTGTTTGACCGTCTATACCAGAGCCAGTCTTATTCACGTCTTTGAATAGACCCATGACACCTTGTATGGCATTGTATACTGCTCCACCTTGTATTGTATTGTCGTTAGGCATATAAAAAACGCTTTAGCTTACTGAGGGGTCTTAATTTTTATAAATAATATACTTTACCGTCGGCATTGTAAGTTCCAGAGGTAGCATTGTTCCAGTTTAAGCATTGAGCTTGGCCAAGCAAAATTTGGTTGGCAAACTGTTGCACTGGAGAATTGCTGATAACAAAAGGATTGACACTTACGCCACGAGCCACTTTGCTCTTTTCAATCCTCTCCTCTATCTTGTCAAAGCGACCATTGCGTAAATCTTCTATGTCCATCTTGAGGATACGCAATTCCTCATCAATCTTTTCCTTTTCTTTCTTCTTTACCTCCATCTTCTTAAGAGTTTCAAGGATAAACCCTTTGACCTTTTCAACCTGAATTTCCAATAACTCTTTTTCAGCCTGTTTAAAAGCTTCTTTGTTAACATCTTTAATTTTGTCTTCACTCATATATCTTCTTGCCCCTCAGCAAGCATATAAGCGTTTTCTGTGGTCAACTTGGTTTGAACCTACGCCCTTGGCGGTTGACCATCTAATTTTCCCCGAATTAGACTATATATAAATCCTTATGCAACGAAACCTTGGCTAGCAAAGCTACCATTGTCGGGCATAACTATATCTGCCATATTTTCTGCAAACTTAGCAACTCCTATTCTCCATAAGACTGTTGCCAACGCTCTGTGGTCTCTACCGTTCCTGACCCACTTAATTCCTTTGAACTGATTAGTCTTGGGGTCAATTACATCTATACGGGTCAAAGCTGACCAATCCAGATAGTATTCATACCAATCACTCTCAGTTCCTTGAAGTGGAATCCTCTTAGTTCTAAATTCATCAACACATAATTGAATACCTCTTTCTCTATCAACAGTGGCTTGGCCAAACTTATCACCCTCACCCCAAATTGCTATCTCCTCGCTTTTCTTTTCAGCGGTGAAGTAGCAAAGGAAGACACGTCCAGGCCAGCGTTCAGCAAATTGACGGGAGATGATATACTCACCACCGCCATCCATAACCACGATTGCTTTCTTGTATCTCCTCATAAGAGTTTCAATGTCGTTGTAATTGTCACAATCTCCATGAAAGAACAAGCCTAGCCGTTGGTTGCCAACTACATAGTCAATCTTCTTGCCAATGTCAATTCCGATAATTACACGCTCATCATCCAGTGCTGCAGTTGGAGTTCCGGAAAGGTTTTGCATCAAGTGTCTTTGACTCAGCTTGGTATCACCACCTGCATAGGGGAGTCCTAGCACGTAATTGTAAAAGTATTGAGGGGTTTTCTCCCCAAAGTCTCTAACTATCTTTTCAGCTGATATCCAAGTACACATCAATTGAGAAATCCAGTACCCAGAGAAAGGCTTTTCTATCCCGTTGGCCAACTGCCACTCTTTAGGATATTTAGCAATCCAGCGTCCTTTCTGTCGGTCATTATCAGTCAGTGTGCCACCACATAGCTTACAGATAAACACCTTACGTTCCTTGTCAATGCTTCCAGGCCAATCTAGGAAATGTTCCTTATGGCAATGTGGACAAGTAATGAACCAATGCTTCTGGTCTGAGTTCTTCCAGTGTCTTGCAACACCGTAGTCCTCAGCACTAGGATGAGAGAAATACCAACGCCATCCATCTTTTTGAGCTTGCAGACGAGTTTCATACTGTTCAATAACGCTCTGGTCAGAAGCGTCAACTTCATCATGAACATTTAAAGCAGATGAAACCATCATAGCGGATTTAGTTGTGAATGAACCTCTATAATGTATGATGTTTTCACCTACACTCTTTTGCTCAACGGTATCGTGGTCTTTTACCCAACTTTTTAGCACTGGGTTTTGCGCAATGATACGATTGATTTTACCACCTGCCATATCTTGTACATCCCCTTGGGTTGGCAAAGTATAAATGATATCTTTTCCCAACTTCTTGGCAACATACAAAGTCTTGATAATCTGAGCTACTGTTGCTCCAATCTGTGGAGGTTTCAGCCAAACTTGCAATGGACTCATATCGTCATAGAGGTCTGCCATAAAGGCGTGTCGTTCAAACTCTATGGGAATGCCAGCTTCATTCTTTATCTGATACTTCTCACACCAAAGTGTGGGATATAGTTCCATCGCTTCAGATACTTCTTCGTCTGTTATTGTTTCGTAATTCATCTGCTAAGGATTTAACTTTGTCAGTGGCAATATTTAAACTTTCACCCTTAGTGGTAATGTCAGTCTTGTCAGTCATACTCTTCAACATAATTGGCATAGCAAAGTCTTTTGCTCCAAGTGGGGTATCGCCAATCTCATTAATCTGTTTATACACTTTAGACCTTGCCAATTCTATCAATGCTTCAGTAGTAATCTTATCTTTTAAGTCTTCAATGGCACGCTTAATCTCCTCAACCTTAGACTTACGCCCGCTCTTGCCAGACTTTCCATTACC